AAGCACCGGCACAAAAAAGAGAATCTATGCTTCAGTAGAAAAACATTACGAGATGCTGTTTGACTACATGGACGAGTACGGTCACGACACAATGGGCAACGGAATGATTCCGTGTGACATATTCGAGATTGACGGGGTGGAGTACCTTGTAATCTTTAAAGACTACGAACCCAACTGGGCGGAAAGAGGAAAAAGGAATTTAGCACAATCAACCATCGAAGTTCAAAAGAGGATAGAGAAAGTTTTATTTAACCGAAATTGTTCAACCTAAAAACATGGAAATAATCGAAATAAACACCGCCAACCGCCCCGATAAATCAGGAAGAGGCATTGTACTAATGGCACTTGGGCACCACATCTACGGACGCTTTGCGGTCAATCTTGCGGTGGGACTGAAAAAGATGGAGCCGGAACTAAAGATTGCACTGATTCACAATGAAAGCTCAATAGTTGAGTTGGACGAGGCGCAAAAGTTCTTGTTTGATATTAAAATTAAATGTCCTTACAACTATTCCATGTTCGGAACAGACCACTGCTATGTTAAACCTAAGCTCTATCTTGACAAGTTAAGCCCGTTTCAGGAAACATTATTTCTCGATGTAGACATGGTATGGTCACCCTACAAAAAACCTTCTCAAGTATTTGAGGAGTATGCAAACATTAACTTCACGATGGCAAACAGGGGAAGCAGCCCAATCAGCGCAGGCCACAGTGACTGGGTGGATATGGCACTGATGAAAGAAAACTTCGGGATAGAAAAGTGGATAGATTTAAGCAGCGAGTGGATTTACTTTAAACAGTCTGAGCAGACGAGTGAATTATTTAACACCGCACGACAATTCTATGATGATGAAAAAATGATATGCAAGCAGTTTGCTGGGGGCAAGCCGGACGAGCCTGCCTTCTGTCTTGCGATGCTAAAACTAAACATGATGCCACACGCGATACCGTACTACCCTACCTATTGGGAACCGCTACACCGTCAGAAGAACGACCAGTACATCTTGCAAAACTACTACGGAATATCGCTGGGCGGAAAGCACATCGGACAGCGCATAAAAAAGATAGCCGACAACTTAGTAAAGCACTACGCCTACTACCGGGGAGTGCCCACATTTGAAAATGTTTCTAAATCAAAATACCTCAAAGAAAGGAGTCACATATAATGGAATTTACCATTGCCCAGTTTAACAAGTACATCCAGCCGGACAAGCTAAAGTACTACCATCCTTTCTACGACCAGAGCGTTAAGAAGTACCACGCTATAAAAGTACACGCCAACGGGGAAAAGCCGGGAGACTTGCTTACCAAGCGCAGGCCATCCGAGTCCGAAAAGATTCAGAAATACCGGGAAGAGATTTACGTACCTGTAACTAAAAGCTGTTTTACGAAAGTATATAACTCGCTGATGAAGATACGTAAGTCACAAGACTGGTCTATAAAGTTTGGGGAGGACAGCAGCGTATCAACAGTAAGAGAAGGGGAGACCTTATTTGATTATCTTATCCTTAACTTTCCAAAATATACTTCCATTACCAACTGGTACTTTCAAATCGGGCTAAAGCAGCAGTTAGTAGATACCAACGCTAAGGTATTTGTGATGCCGATAAATTTAGAGGCTAAAGACAACGAGTACCTGAAACCATACCCATTTATTTACAACTCTGAAAATGTTATTGATTACGAGTACAAAAAATACTATGTTTTAAAAAGCATAGAGAAAATCAGGTACGTGCAAAGCGGAACAGAATATACAAACGGCTGCCGGTACTATGTGGTGACTGACACAAACATTCAGACTTTCGACCAAGTCAGTTTTGACCACCAGTACCGGGAGGCGTTTAACTACAAACACGGGTTGGGGTATGTGCCGGTGTATGATATGAAGGGAATAGTCTTTAATGAAACACTCTACCAGACGCTCTATGAAAGCAAGATAATGGGCATGATTCCATTTTTGGACGAGGCAACACGTGAGTATTCTGATATGCAGGCAGAGGTAGTGCAGCATGTTCACTCTACCCTTTGGGCGTACCAGCCTCACGATTGTAAGCGGTGTGGGGGGACGGGGTATGAAATGATAAACAAGAGTAAGGCGGCCGGGACAAAGCCCTCCAAAGAAACCTGCGGGATGTGTGGAGGAAAAGGTATTTATCCTTTTAATCCTTACGAAAATCTTGTACTTGGAAAACCACCTGCCGGAGAAACCAACCTGCCATCACCACCAGCCGGATTTATCACCAAAGATACAAGCATAGTATCTATTCAGCGCGAGCGAATCGAAGGACACTTCTTTCAGGCATACGCCTCAATCAACATGGAGTTTCTTGCCTCAACACCACTAAATCAAAGCGGATTAGCGAAAGAGGTTGACAAAGAAGAACTTAACAACTTCGTTCATGGGGTGGCAGAGGATGGGGTAGAACTTTTGGATAACATTGTTTTCTGTATTAATGATTATCGTTATAAAACCTCTGTAAAAGACGATTCCAAAAGGCTATTGATGCTCCCGGTAATCAACGTCCCGCAGAAGTTTGACCTGCTTGGAGACGAATTTATGTTAGACGGAATACGGTCAATGAAAGAGGCTAAGATGGACGCTGCAATAATAAACGCTGCCGAGATAGAGTTTGCTGCCAAAAGATTCAGCACAGACGAAAAGATAAGCAAGATAGTTTCGATGAAACTTGCCCTTGACCCGTTTGCCGGGCAACCGGAAGATGTAGTTAATTCAAGAGATGCTTTCGGATTAGTCAAAAAAACAGATTCTATAATTCACGCCAACATACATTCATTTATCGAGCGGGCGATGGAAGAGAATGCGAAGTTTGACACGCTGCCTAAAAAACAACAGATTGAAATACTTCGAAGATATGCCGAAGAGTTAATAGAATCCATGCAGCCGACAGAGACAGAAGAAGAAGTAATACCTCCGGCAAATGACCCCGTTGAATAATGGCAACCAGCCCAGACCAGTTAATAAAAAACATCCTTTCTTCGATTGACAAGGCAACGGTCAAGTTTAACGAGAGTTTACCCGCAACCCAGAAGCAGGTATTTGCCAGAATTATTGAGCTAAGCAAAGAGCTTGACATTGCCAACGGCAGAATAAAACCATCAGTAAAAAATGTCCGGCTAATAGCTCAGATAAAAAGAGAACTTGACGCAATCATTATCAGCAAGCCGTACCTGAAAAAACTGGATGAGTTTATTGCTGCCTACGACACGGTTGAAGAAATCAACGGACAGTACTTTTCAGCAATCAACAAAAAATTCAAGCCCACTCCGGTATTCCGGGAAATAAAAAAGCAGACCATTGATGAAACAATGGCATCGCTTACCGAAGCGGGGATAGGCGAAAACGTAACCCAAAAAATAAGAGAGATACTTCGGGTAAACATAACATCAGGCGGAAGATTTGAGGACTACGTAGAGCAGATGCGGCAGTACATTACTGATACGAGAGCCGGAGACGGGGCTTTAGTAAAGTACGCTAAGCAAATCACAACCGATTCGATTAATCAATACAATGCTTCCTACAATCAAATCGCCACAGCGGATTTAGGGTTAGAGTGGTTTCAGTACGTGGGTTCGCTGATGGAAACCTCGCGGGAGTGGTGCAAGGAAATGATTCGTTCAAAAGAGACCTGCCAGCCCTACGTTCACCGTTCGCAGTTCGCTAAATTAGTTGACGGGCAAATTTGCGGGCATCAGGTAGCGATTTATAAACGATACGATTTGCCACATGGAATGATTGAAGGAACTTCGGCAGATAATCTTTTCATTAGGCGCGGGGGGTATAATTGTAACCACCAGTTCTACCCGGTAAGCAGCGCACTTGTTCCGAAAGCATTAAGAGAAAAATATGAAAACTAAATTGTTAATAAAATTATTTTCAACTATCTATTGTTAATTAAATATTTATTACTATTGCCAAATGCAGCAAGAAGAAATTGAAGTGTGGTTGGGGAATAAATTTATGACAGTAGTTCCCAAAGCATCGGAGCCGTTTGTGCGTCAGCAGTACTACGGAAAACCGGAAGAGAAAAAACTTGTTATCAAGCCCAGAATAAATGTTTCCAAAGAAGAGTTAAACAAAATCGTCACCAAATTAAAACCCTAATATGCCAATCACAGCAGCAGACTTTATCAGCAACCAGTTCAAGAAAGCCGGAGTAGAACCTTCGGCAGAGATGAAAGAAGTTCTCGGAAACCCGGAACTCACCAAAATAAATCTTGATGATAAGCAGGTAAAGGACATGAACGAAAAGCTGATGACGCTGGATGTGGCAAAACAAAGCCCGGTATTGAAAGCGCACTTCCGCCAAGAAAGTCTCGCCCCGATTGACACCGAGATTCACGAAAAGTACTTAACCGAGTATGGGATAGCTGATGATGTGGATTTGTCAAACGCTATTAAAAACGAAAAAAACACTTACGAAAAAATACAGCTACTTGTAAAGGCAGTAAAAAACCTGCATGAGAAAAAGGCAACCGCGCAGGTTGGCGACAAAAAACATTTAACCGACAAAATTGATGAACTGAATAACAGTATACTTACCTTAAAGGAGCAGTTCAAAAACGAAAAATCTAATATTTTAAAGGATAGCGCAAACAAAGAATTGAATTGGAACATTCGTGGAAAGTTTTCCGGCTATAATTACAGTGACCAATACGACAAGGCAGATGCGATGGAACTTGCAATGATAAATCTCACCCGCCAGCTGCAGGCTGACAACGCAAAAGTAATTCTTGCTCCTGACGGACAGCTAAAACTTGTTCAGGCGATTGACGAAAGCCTTGACTTTACACGTGAAAATCAGAAAGTAAGTTTTGACGATTATGCTGCTAAATTAGTAACTGACAAAAAATTAATAAAGACGAATGAGCCGACAAAGATTACCACTGCGAATCCGCAGTCACAGCCGGCATTAAACCCCAATAACCAATACCAGCCACTCCCAAAAGCATTAAACGAAGCCCAGCAGTCATTGAGGGACATCGGAATAATGAACGAGAACGGCACATTAAAAGTATAGTCCTGAATTTTCAGGAAATAATTGTCCCGCAAGGGAAATAGTAAAGAGTCAGTCCATAAGGCTGAAATAATTGCGCCACACATGGCGGATATTTTCACCCATTCCAAAGCGGAAAGGGGTTCAGTCTAACTAAAAAAACATACATAAAATGGCATTAGGATTCTGTCCTGCTATACTTGTTCATCTTGAACAAATAACCCGCAACGGTTACGCGGGCAAAAAAGTAACCCCTCCAGGATTTCTTCAGTATCTCTTATCCCAGCCTGACCGCCCTACCGTTATCCAGACACAAGGCTTTCAGCAGGGGCATAACCGCACAGTCAACATTAAGTACCGGGTGCGCGGCAATGAGAACTACGTCAACACCACCGAAAGCTGCGACATTGACCTGACGCCTGCATGGAAAGAGACCTCGCAGACCATCAGCCAAATCGCGCAAATCGGATTGTACTTTGACGATGCAACTATCCGCCAGTACTGCACCGATGCAAGCAACATGGTAACCTTCGGAACGCCTCCAACACAAGTGATGGCGGACGTGATGGACGGTATTCTTACCAACATGAACGGCCTGTACCAAGCGATTGACAAGCAATTATTGACCACTATGGCGAGCGCCTTCGGTATCAACCGGAGAACTGGATTGGCCACCACTTCCACCATCAACGTTCCGCTGGACGGAACCCAGAACAACCTCGCAACAGGGGCAGCTCAGGTGATGGCGGATGTTATCACCAACGAGTTTTGCGGACAGATGCCCACCATTGTAGGTTCGGGCAACTGGCTTAACTTCGAGTTGATGCGTCAGGCGGCCGCAGTATCGGCTAACCAGTCCGGCATCAACCTAAACAACCTCATGTCGTACCAGTTCTTCCACGACATCTACGCTTCCTCACAGTGGGGAACCAACCAGATTGGTGTGTTTGAAGAGTCCGCTGTTCACCTGCTTGAAGACCTGCGCAACGTAGGCTCGTTTGCCGGAGACAGGGGAGAGTCGTTCTTTGCCACCTTTGCCGACCCGCGTGTTCAGTGCTGGTCACCGCAAGGAATGAGCAACGTGCGCTTCGACATCCATGTGAAGTTCATCAACTGCCCCACCACGCTGACCAACGGCTATGCCGGAGGAACAGCAACCTTTAACAGAGGGGTAGCGGTGTACATCAGCAAGCACTACGACTTGTTTGCGCCTCCTGCCGACCAGTACGATGGAGCAGACATCCTTGCCGGAGTACGCGGTTCACTTCGTTATACTATTACCAACACCTAATTTATTTAACCTGCTGTAAATATACCGTGCCTCTAAAAAGGGGTGCGGGTATTTATTAAAGTTATGGAATGTCTACGAAACTATATCGGAGTTGATTGGTGTGGAAATACAACCACTCCACCAAGCGGGCTGTACATTAACCAGCTTCCCGGAATATCCTTCAAGGGATTACAGGGAATAGCCGATAGTGAGCAGATAACCTTCGAAGGTGCGTGGGATGACATTCAGACCAGAGCAATCAGGAGATTTGCTTTAGATGTAAAGAACAAGTTCTCAAAAAAGTGGGACTTATCCAGCATCCAGAACAGCCTTAACTTAGGAGTAAAAGTTGACGATACTTTAGACCAGGCATTAGACACCACAAAGGCATACGGGTTTGTAGTAGAATTAGACTGCTCGCCAGATGATGACTTTGTGGATTCATTATTACAAGAACTATACTTACAACATTTGTATGTGTTTACAACCGCTGTCCCCGGAGCTGCCGTAACTGCTACGGTGATAGTGTTTGACATTGCGAGCGGCCACCTGCTGAAAAGTAAAACCATTTCATTAGCGACCACCATATTCTTAACCAACGGCTGGACAAAGATAGACTCAAACATTAACTTCATTACCGACAAAACCGATGCGGATTTCTCGTTAGTAAACAACTCGCAGAAGTACTTTATCGGAGTACGATTTGACGCTGCGTTAGCCGTAAAAGAACTG